ATGAAGAGGCTTTCGAGCGCCGAAAACCTCGCGACGCCCGAACCGTTTCGCAATTTGCTGATCGAAATGGCGCGAAGCGCCGAAGTTAAAATCTAGCTCAAATCAAAGGACAAACAATGACAGACCTACACAAGATCGCCGCGCCCGACGCCGAAGCGGCGTTTTTGGGCGCTATGCTCGCCGACCCCGACCAGATAGACGCTATGGTCGCCGAAGGGCTGGTCGCGCACGACTTCGCCGTACACTTTCACCGTCGGGCCTGGACGGCGCTGGTCGCCCTTCGGGCAAGCGATACGCCCGTCGATGAGGTCACACTCTGGCAAGAAATGAGCGCGACCGGCCCGACGCGGCCCGAATGGCTACGCGACCTCGCGAGCTGGTCGTCGCTCGCCGGCGCGATGCCGACCCATGCCGCGTATCATGCCGGCGTCATTAAGACGAAGCGGCGGCTTCGCGAGCTGCACTTAGCCGCGCTCGACCTCGCGCAAGGTTGCGCGACGCCCGGCGCGGACCCGGCGACGCTGGGCGAAAAGCTATCAGCCGCGCTCGAAGAGGCGACGCCGCCGCGCCGAAGCGAACAAGACTTCAAATCGGTCTTGCGCGACGTCTTCGAGCGCATTCAACGCCGAAGCTTGCTCGAAGCCGCCGAAGGTATCCCGACGGGGCTTCGGGAAGTTGACGCGCTCATCGGCGGCTTAGAGGCGACGCGGCTGTATATCTTGTCGGCGCGGCCCGGTATGGGAAAGACCGCGCTAATGCTTCAACTGGTCCTCGCCGCCGCTCGACGGGGGCCGGTCTACGTCGCCAGCCTCGAAATGACCTCGACCGATCTCGGCGAACGGGCGCTCGCGCTCGAAGCGCGCGTCGATGCCGGCAAGGTGCGCGAGTCTTGGACACTCGACCAGCGCGGCTTTTCAGCCCTTCAACAAGCGTTGATCCGAATGAAGGGGCTACCAATTTTCATCGACGACGCCTCGAACGTGACGCCGGCGGAGCTCCGGGCGCGCGTTCGGGCGTTCAGCCGCAAACACGGCGCGCCGGCGCTGGTCGCCGTTGACTACCTTCAACGCCTCGCGTCGCCCGACGTCGGCACGGCGAACCGCGCCGAACGGGTCGGCGCTGGTAGTTGGGCGTGCAAGGCCATTGCGAAAAATCACAATTGCCCGGTGTTGTTGCTATGCCAACTCAATCGCGATTGCGAAAAGAGGACCGATAAGCGCCCGGTCTTGTCGGATATGAAGGAAAGCGGCGACATCGAACAAGACGCCGACGTCGTCTTCGGGCTGTATCGCGAAGGCTACTACGACGCCGAAGCCGAAGACGACCTCGCCGAAGTCATCGTTTTAAAGAACCGACACGGGCGACCTGGTCGCGCGCGCGCCCGATGGATCGGAAGTCAAACGCGCTTTGAAGACCTAGGAGACATGTACCAATGAAAGAACTAGCAGAGAGGGCCGTCGCCTGTAAGCACTGGCGATGGTTGCCGGGGATGAGATGCACACACCGGTGGATGAGCGGTATTCGCGTACTTGTCGACGAGAGCGGAGAGCAGTCCGAATCCTATATCGTGTTGCCAGACGCCGACGGAAACGCCGTGGTGACTCTCCACGATTGCGGCATCATGGGCGGCTTTCCTGACGCTGATAGCGCTTATCCATTCCTGCCAGATCTCACCGATCCCGCCACGCTGGGGTGTTTGCTTGCCCTTGTGAGGGAGGCGTGGGAGCCACATCGGGGCGACGACTCAGTTGTTAGCACTATGCAAGTTGGCGACAAATGGGGGGTCGGCGCTCGATACGGCTCTGAGGGGCTGGCGGCTATCGTCCTGCCGGCCTTCGACACTGAGGCTGAAGCACTCGTCAAAGCATTGGAGGCCGCGCCGTGAAGAAATGGACAAACGAACACGGTCGAGTCGTCATCGGCCCCGACGGTCTGGTGTGGAATCAAGCCGGGCTCGACGCCGGCTTCGCATCGGTCGGCATATCGACCGAAGACGACCTCGCGCGCGTGCTCATCAACGCCGTCGCGCTATTGACGCCAGCGCAAGCGCGCCAGCTCGCGAAGGTCCTCGCCGATGCCGCCGACCGCGCCGAAGAGGAGTCGAAATGAGCAAGCCGCCGACGACCGAAGATCTTCGCCTCGCCTTCATGGTCGAGGTCGCCGCCGCTCGACGACGAATCAACGCCGTTGATCGGCTTTGGGCGAAGGGCGCGACGACGCCCGCCCAGCTCGCCGACGCGCGCGAAGCCGCTTATCTGTCAATGGCGATGCTTCGCAAGCTCGGCGCGGCGACGATCGAACTCGACGCGGCGATCCGTCATCGCGAACTCACATCAACGACTAAGGACAAACGATGACAGACTTTAGCATCAAAGCGCCCTTTCCATACTTCGGCGGCAAGTCGCGCGCCGCGTCGGCGGTCTGGTCGGCGCTGGGCGACGTCGAACACTACGTCGAGCCCTTCGCCGGGTCGCTCGCCGTCTTGCTTCGACGACCTCATCTCGCGAACCGCACTTACTATTCCGAAACGGTCAACGACCTGGACGGCTTGTTGGTCAATTTCTGGCGCGCCGTTCAGGCTGAACCCGACGCCGTCGCGCACTTCGCGTCGTGGCCCGTCGCCGAAGCCGACCAGCACGCCCGACATCTTGCGATCCTGAAATGGCGAAGCGACGAAATGTTGTTGAGGTTGTGCGGCGACGCCGACTTCTACGACGCGAAGATCGCCGGCTATTGGGTTTGGGGATTGTGTTGTTGGGTCGGGTCGGGATGGTGTAGCGGGGTCGGGCCATGGGTCGCCGACGCCGACGGGCGCTTCGTAAAACAACCGAAGACGGGTCGAGGGGTCAGTCGTCAAAAACCATTCGCGGCGAATAGCGGTCGGGGCGTCAACCATGGCAACCTTCGCGAGCCGGGCGTCGGCGAACCTCATCCGATGACCATGCCGAAGTTGCTTCAATGGATGCGAACGCTCGCCGCGCGCTTGCGGCATGTTCGCATCTTAAACGGCGACTGGTCGCGATGCGTGACGAAGGCTACGACACACACTTTGAGCGTTCGTGGTAGCGGCGTCGCCGGCGTCTTTCTTGACCCACCATACGGGGTCGAAGACATCGCCGACGTTTACAACCATGATTCATCGACTGTCGCGCAAGACGTCGCGAAGTGGTGTCTTGAACACGGCGACGACGACCGGCTTAGAATTGTCCTCGCCGGTTTCGAGGTCGAGCATACGGCGCTAGAGTCCGCCGGCTGGCGCGTCGTCGATTGGTACGAAGGGGCCGGCGAACTCGCTTTGTTGAAGGGCGGATACGGCAAGACGTCGCAAATGCACCGCGATCGGCTTTGGTTGTCGCCGGCTTGTTTGGGCGGCAAGGGGTCGCAAGTGTCTTTGTTCTGATTATGTTATGAAGCGGTAGGAGGTCTTCGAATGGCGCGACCGTCAAAACTCAACGCCGAACGAACGGCGATCATTTGCGACGCCTTGCGCGAATGTATGCCGTACGAACAAGCGGCGCGACTCGCCGACATCGACGTCGCGACGTTTCGACGCTGGCGACGGCGCGGCGAAAACCCGAAGACGGCGCGCGACAAGCCCTTCGAGGCGTTTAGCGCGGCCATTAAAAAAGCCGAAGCCGAAGCGCAACGCGAACTTGTTCGACGCATCGCGAACCCGGACGCCGACAAGGCGAAGGGTTGGCAACGCTGGGCTTGGTTGCTCGAACGGCGCTGGCCCGAAGTCTGGGCGCAACGTCAACCCGAGGCCGCCCAGCGCGAAGAGATCGTCGTTGACCTGGTCGAGGGCGGCGACTGATGGCGACGCTCATCGCGAAACCTCATCGCGTGCAACGCGCCTTTCTACGCGACCCGGCGCGCGTTCGCCTCTTCGTCGGCGGCATCGGGTCGGGCAAGACCTGGGCCGGCGCGCTCGAAGTCGTACGCCAGCCGGGCGGAACTCGCGTTATGGTCGTCGCGCCGACCTATCGGGTCTTGAAGGATGCGACCTTACCGGCTTTCATGGAAGCGGCGCGGCCCCTTGTTCGCTCGCATCGCCGCGCCGAATTGGTTACGGAGCTTGTCAACGGAACCGAAATCCTATGGCGTACGGCGACCGAACCCGACCGGCTTCGAGGTCCGAACCTGGGCGCGGTGTGGATTGACGAAGCGGCGATGATTAAGACCGCCGACGCCTTCGAGGTCTTAGTCGGTCGCTTGCGCCTCGACCCTGGGCGGCTTTGGGCGACGACGACGCCGAAGGGCTTCAATTGGCTACACGACCTCGCGCAAGACCCGAAGACCGGCGTGCATCACGCATCGACGCGCGACAACGCCGCGCTTCCTGACGACTTCGCCGACTTCGTCGCCGACCGCTATACGACCGACCTCGCCGAACAAGAACTCGAAGGGCGCTTCGTGGACTTGTCGGGCGGCTTGTTTAAACGGGCGTGGTTGCCGATCGTCGCCGGCGCGCTGCCCGAACCGGCGTCGGGCAAGCGTTATCGCTTTTGGGACCTCGCCGTTTCGACGAAGACCAGCGCCGACTATACGGCGACGGCGCGCGTTACGGTTACGACCGACGCTCGAATCGTCATCGACGGAATATGGCAAGGGCGCGCGGCATGGCCCGAAGTCAAACGACGCATCGTTGACACGGCCCGATCTGAACCCGACACTATCGTCGGGGTCGAGACGATCGCCGGCTTCGAAGTCGCCTTCGCCGAGCTGGTCGAAATGCCGGCGCTGGTCGCTTGCGGCTTGCGGTCAATCAAGCCTTCAAGGGATAAAGCGACGCGCGCCGCGCCGCTCGCCGCGCGAGGTGAGCAAGGCAAGGTCTGGATCATGCCCGGCCCCCATAGCGAAGCGCTGGTCGGGCAAGCCGTCACATTTCCGCACGGCGCACACGACGACCTGGTCGATGCCGCCGCTGGCGCTTTGGGAATGACGGTCGGGTCGATAGGTCAACGCATTAGGGTTCAATCGGCGACGGATCGCCGTCGAAGTAGGAGATCGGTCGAATGGTAAACACAAAGACAATCCCCGTTCAGCTTGCCGAAGACGGTTCAGAGGTCGCGACCTATCGCGGAACGTCGCTTGTCGTCAAGCCCGCCGACTGGCTTCATAGGGCGACGCGCACGGGCATACCCTTTCACATCGGGCGACAAGAGCTAGAGCCAACCCAAACCTTCAAGCCGACACGGGCGCGCGGTCGATCGGGCGACGTCGGCGAATACTGGCGACTCGCGACGACCGAGCCGCTTGTGCGAAGCGCCGTCGGGCAAGCCGTAAGCGCAATCGCCGCCGCGCCGTGGCGCATCGAACGCCCGAAGCTCCCGACGTACCTTCAAGGCAACGCCGCCGCCGAAGCGGCCCTTGACCGTCAATACAACTTCGCGTCGCGCGTTTGGGCGCGCTGGACCTCGACCGGGGCCGATCGTGTCTGGTCTGATTTTATCGCCGATGTGTTGCAATTCAGCCTGATTTCAGGCTTCTACATCGGCGAGCTGACGGCGACCGTCGAGCGCATCAAGACGAACGGCGTCGAGCGCGATTATCTCATTCCGGCGCTACCCTTCGCGCTTATGCCCTGGACCGTCGATGAGTGGGTCTTCAGAGGCAACCCGGATTCGGGCATGGTCGCAATCGTTCAGGAGACATACGACCAGATCGACACCTACGGCGACGCCGGGGCCGGTTATAAGGTCATCCCATGGGAAAAGTTGATCCACGTCGCGCACTTGCCGGCGTCTAAGGGCGACCTCGAAGGCCGGTCAATCCTTCGCGCTTGTGCCCAGTTGATCCGAATGAAACAGAAAGCGTTGCAACTTCAAGCACTCGCGACCGAAGTCAACGCCCTGGGCGTCGCCGTCGTCACACAAGACGCCCAGCGCCCGTTGACCGAAGACGCTATCGACCGAATCGAAACGCAACTCAACGAACGGACCGCCGAGCACGTCGCGCACGTCATCTTTCCGCCGGGCGCTCATAAGCTCGAAATTGTGCGACCAGCCGACGCGATTCCCGACCTAGGTCCTCAGATTGACCACCTGGACCGACAAATCGGTCATGCTCTCGGCAACGTTCATCAACTGATGAGCCTTCAAGGTACGGGCTCATACGCGGCCCGAAGCGACGCCAGCGGCGAAGCGCGCGACGCATACGACGCGCTAGCCGATATGCCGGCGCGCGCCGCCGAGCGGCTGTTACGGCGCTTTCTCATCCTCAACTTCCCAATGGACGCCCGAATGGGGCTTGTTTTCGCGCCCAATGTCGCCCATGCCGTCGTCGAAGAGAAAGACAACTCGAAGAGGGCTTCGACGCTCGCGACGCTCAAAAACGCCGGGCTGATTACGCCGACCGCTCAAATCGAAGCCCAGCTCTTGAAAGAAAACGACCTCGCGCAAGGCGTCATCGACGAAGAGGGCTAGTCGGGCTCACTTGACGATTGTAAAGGCGCGCCCTAACTATAAACCGAACGTTCGGTCGGTTTGAGGAGTCATGGCACTTACGCCCGTATCAAGTTCAAACGTCGATAGCGTCGGCACGTCGGGTAAAGACCTCCGGGTCATTTTCCGAAATGGCGGCGTTTACGACTATATCGGCGCGGCGAAAGAGCTTCGTACCATGCTCGCCGCGCGCTCGAAGGGCGTCTATCTGCATTGGCTTATCAAGGGCGTTTATCCGTATAAGCGCGTCGCTCAACTCGCCCAGCTCGCCGACGGTCGCACGAAGGCCCAAACGCCAGCGCCGAAGCGCGACCGGATCAAGGGTAGCAAGCGCAACCCGAAGGGGTCGGCGGCGACGACGCGCGGCGGCATCGAAATCGACGCGGCGACCGAAAAGGCGTTGCGCAACAAGGTCGAGGACCTGAAAGGAAAGCGGCGCGTTGACATCGGCAC